TCTTCTTTTGTTGGTATAACTTTTTTCATATAATATAAATATACAACAATCATACCAAAAAACCTATTATTAGAAATAAAGATAAAAAAAAGGGACATATAGTCCCTTTTTGTTAAATATTTTAAGATTTTGATTATCTTAATTCATTTAAATCAAATGTTCTAACACCATCAACGGTAATTTTCCCGTAAAATCTGTTATTTACCATTTTTTTCGCGTATCTCGTCATTATACCTTTTATTGGTGTAAAGTTAAATGGGTTATACATTGTTGGAGTTAATTGTAACGGTACGTATGGTGCGTAGATGTAACCTGTGTCTAACAATGATGTTCCTTTGTGTCCTACTAACACTGTGTTAGCTGGGAAGTAAGGGTCACGGTAAACTTGGTAACGACCTGCTAATGTACCAACTCTTTCAATACCCATATTGTATTGGTCTTGCTCAGGAGACGCGTTAGATACGTGGAAGTATTCTAAATCATCAAAAATTGCAGAAACCTCAGAAGAAACCACAATCCAGTTAGCACCACCTCTTAAAGTAGATTTGTGGATTTGAGCGGATAATTGGTTAATCGCAGTGATTAACGTTTGGTTCCAGTCTTTTTGAGTGTAAGATGTTGTAGCAGATAATCTTCTCCATCCGTTGTAATCCCATCTTAAAGTCCAAGCTGCACCTTTACGTAAATCTCTTAAGATTTCACGGTCAATTTCAGCCGCAACTTGTTCAGATAATAAAGCTGTTAATTCAGCCTCAGCATCGATGTTGTGGAAAGCCGCAACGTCTTGAGCTAACTCAGGAGACCATTGTGCTCTTAATTTTCTTTCAGTAACAGAAACTGTAACAGAATCTAAGTCGAAAGAAACCTCACCGATTTTATCTTCAAATTCTAATTCTTCGTAACGTCTGTAAGCCGCAGAGATATTACCTGCGATTGCAGATGCTCCACTCCAAGTAGCCGCTTGTAAAGTTGCTCCTGAATAACCATCAGGTGTTGCTTGACCACAAGATACACATACAGGCACTTGAGTATCAATTTCTAAATAGATAACACCGGTTGCAGAACAGATATTTTTGAATGAACCACCATTTCCACCACCTGTTTGAGTTCCAGGGAAATTAGTTGTAGTAGTATTACCATACTGAACGATACCTTGACCATATTTTTGAGTAACAACTCTAAATAATAATGGTGTGAATGTTCTTGTTCCTAATTGAGTTGCAACAGCTCCATCAGTAGTAAATAATTTAAGACCTGATAAAAATTCTTCAGTATCCATTTCTTGACCATTAGGTCCGATTAATTTTCCGTCACCTACGTTAGAGAAACCTGACATACCAACAAGAATTTTTCTATATTCAGTAGCCGCAGTTGTAGTATAAGCAGCGGGAACTAAAATTCCGTTAGACCATTGTACTGTAGAACAACTAGCTGTAACAGCTGACCATCTACCTTTAGAATAATCAAATAATCCTTCAGGGTCTAAACCTGGTTCAGTTCCTTCGTAGAATAAATCATAAAGGTTTTTTTGGTAAGCACCTGGATTATCACCATAACCTTGTCCTGCTAAAGCAGCACCACCATAATTACCCGGAGAACCGATTGGTGCGTAGTGGTCACCTGAAATATTACCTGTACCACCTGAATATCCTTGTATTTTTGGTACAAAGAAGAATAATTTACCGATTGGTAAATTCATCGCTTGTACAGATACGATTTCATTCGCTAATAATTTAGAGAATACTCTTCTTACGATTGGAAAAACAACAGTTTCGAATGCTCCGTTAGAACCTTCACCTGTAGCTTCGTTTATCAAGAAAGACGCTTGGTTCTCATATAACTGAGCTACGTTTTCTCTCATATGTCCTTTAAGACCTTCTAGGAATCCTAATTTATCCCATTTGTTGATTGTGTCTTCTTTAATAACTTTAAGGTGTTTTAACCCGATGTTACCAACTAGACCTGATTCTAATAATGCTCCCATTTTTTTTGGTTTTTATTAATTTTAATTTATTTTTATTTTATTTTTGCCATTAAATCTTTCATTCTCAAGAACTGTGGATTCTCATATGTTTTTGATTCAAGTAAGTTAACCGCTCCTGTTGAAGGTGATTTTGCGATTGTTCTTTCTAATGATTCATTCATAGGTTGAGATTTAGTTCCTCTAGATAATTCGTTTTTAACAACTTGATATAAATTTTTAGATTCTTTGATAGTTTCAACTCCATCAAATCTTCTTAAAATGTTTATTTTTTCTTGTTTTGATGTTGAGTGTTCAGTGAACAAACGTGTAGCGTAAGCTAAGTTTGAGTTGAATACCGCAACTTCGTTTAATTTACTTCTAAAAACATTAAGTGCTTTTCGGTATTCTTCATTTTTTTCTCTAAGAATTTGTAATTCTTTATTTGAAGAACTTTCTTTTATTGCAGTATTAAAAGATGAGTGTGCTCTTGGTTTTGGTAAACCACCTTTTCTAAAATTAGACCCATTACCTAAAGTACGTGAAGCCTCTTTTGTTTCAACCTTTTTACCTTCAACTTTTTTAACCATTGGTTTTCTAGTTGAACCTTCTTTTGTTTCAGTTTTCTTAACAACTTTGTTTGTTCCTAATTTACTTCCGGCATTTTCACCTTCTTTGTATTCGAATTTTGCTTTACCTGTTCCCATAGTTCTTGGACCTTGTTTCATACTTGTTTTGAAACCTGTACCTAAATTAGGAGATTTGTCATATTTGAATTTAGAAGGACTTCCCATTCCAACACCTTTAGGTTTGATAGACATTTTTTTAGATTCCATAACAGGGTCTTCAGATTGTTCTTCCATATCAAGATATTCTTCAGAGTCATCTTCATCCATTTCGATTTCATAAACGATTCCTTCATCGTACATTTCTTCTTCGTCAAATTCTTCGAAGTTTAAATCCGTTTCGTCATCACCTTCATCATCAGAACTAAACATTCTTTCAACAATTGATTCGATAGATTCTTCGTCTATTTCTTCTTCATCCATTTCTTCAGATTCGTTCCATTCTTCATAGGTTTCTTCTTCTTCACTTTCTCCAACAATCATATACTCTTTACCGGTTTCCTCATCTTTTAAGTGAGTGTTTCCTTTGTCGTCTTTAGTAACAACAATGTTATCATCCGGTCCCATAAGTTGGAATACTCTAAGTACTTCCTCATCGTCAGCGTCAGTTAAGTCGATAGTATCGTCGTCGTCCATATCATCTTCGTCACCGAAGTCCATATCTATTTCGTCGTCACCATCATCCTCAGTGTCGTCCATATCATCAGTATCCATTTCGTCACCATCTTCTTCTGAATCGTCGCCCATATCAATATCAGCGATATCATCAGAACCCATTGGTTCATCCATTTCAACGTCATCAGTTTCAACCTCATCGTCATCTTGTTCTGATAGAGATTCTTTTACTAGGTCTTTGATTTCTTGTTTCATTGTAGAAGCAAGTATTCCTTTTGCATTTTCAGCTACCGCTTCTTCCAAATTTTTCATTTGGATGATAGCCTCTTCAACTAAAGATTTTTCTTTTGCCATTGTTTTTATATAGTTTTTAATATATAAATATATCCTAATATGAAAAAAGTTTAAATTAAACTCAAATCACATCAGGTTTTTTATACATTAATAAATATCACCTAAAAAATAAAAGCATAAAAAAAGAGGACTATATGTCCTCTTTTGTTTAATAATTAAAATTTTAATTACTCGATTACTTCATTAATTTTACTTTCTACAATTGCTGTGATTCTCCACTCCATTGTATAATGTTCAAAAACTTTAGTAACTTTCGCCTCAACATCAGTAGGGTTATAACCGCTAACTAATTTTTCTTCTCTTAATTTTTTAATCTTTCCTGATGTCTCATCAACTGAGTCCAAGGTAACTTTTGCAATAAAATACTTTTCTTCCATTTTGTTTTTTTTAATTAATATCCTAAATAATCGTTTAATTTTTTCATTAAGTCAAGCGATTTATTTCCGGAATTACCAACGTGTCTCTCAACACTCATTTTTTTCTCTTCTTCTAAGTTCTCATCGTATAGTTGTTTATCCTCTTTATTTAAGAATAGATAAGCTCCCGGAGTTGATGGTGATGATACTAAATCAAAACAGATTAATTCAAAATCGTCTTGAACTTCATTTTGTTCACCAATCTTTTTAAGGGAACCAACACCTCTTGATGAGATACCTAATGTAACACCTTGTCTAAGGTAGTTAGCCGCTAAGTCACCTTTGGTTGAACAAATACCTCTTTCGTGATATCCCGGTGATGTAAGTAATTTAATTTTACCCATTAGGACTTTACCTTCCCACCATACTTCGGTGATTGAGTGAGAAACTCTATCTAAATCAATAAGAGATGATTCCGGGTGATTTAACTCAGATAGAGCTG